GATCAGCCTGGTCGCAGTGGACAATCCGCACCAGCCCCGGCACGAACGGGGTGATCATGCCGGCGGCGGCCTGTTCCTTGATCCAGCGGTCGTTCTTGATCATCGGGGGCCTGAAATGGGTCCTGTGATTGGTTCAAGGCTTGTTTGCAGCACGATCGAGTCGCGCTGCTGGTCCTGCTGACCGGCTCGCATCTGCTCGCGCAGGGTCTGGATCTCGCGGCGGCTTTCGCGGGCGCCCACCAGGGCATCAGCAGCAGCGGCGCAGGCCATCGCCAGCTTGTGGCTCATCAGTGGGGTCTGGAGCAACACGAAGACGCTCAGCACGGCCAGCCAGACCCGGCACAGGCGGTCAGGACTGCCCATGGCTCACCTCCAGCTGGGGCAGGCGGCTGATCAGCTTCCAGCGGCCGATCCGATTGGCGGGCCAGCGGTGCCAGTAGGCCCCGACACTGCGCGGCTCCAGGGTGGCAATGCCGTTCTTAACTGCGGACACTTCAAAGCGGTGCCCGACCGGCGACTCCCAGAGGTCGCCCAGGCGGAGGGTTTCGTTCGTCATGGTGTGGGGATTCCCCACGGTGGGGAATCTGAACATCCTACCCGTTTCCGCTCATGAACAGCAACAGATCAGAGCAGCAGGCCCAGTTGCTCGGCCCGTGCCTCCAACTCCTGCCGGCGGGGCTTGCGCTGCCGCTCACGGGGCGACACGCCCCCTTCCGGTACTACCATCGCGAACCGCAGCTGCGTGGCCTTGCCGCGGCGCTTGCGGCCCTGCCGGATCACCGCCACCGCCTTGAGCAGCTGCTGCAGGCTGCCCTGCGGGAACGGCATCCGGCGCGGACCACTCCAGAACAGGGCCAGCAGTCGCCGCTCAGATTCCGGCATCTCGTCCCAGGCCTGCTCCACCAGTTGAAGCATTGGCGTCAGCAGGTCGTCCTCTGCGATCTGCGGGGCATCAGCCATGCCGCCGTGCAGTTCCTCCTGCAGGTCATGGCAGCCGCTCATCCCGGCCGCCATTTCGTTCTGATCAGTCTCCGGGATGCCGGTGATCGCCTCGATCTGCTGGGAGCTCAGCCCGTCCTCACGCAGCCGGCGCACCTTCGGCCAGTTTTCGCGCCAGGCATTCGGCAGCCGCACCATGAACCCCCGATCACGGACGAAATGCAACACCTCGCCCCGGATGAACGGGCAGGCCCTGGTGGACAGACGGATAAACGCTCCGGGCACCCGTGGGTTCGGCATCCGCGGGTGAAACTTCCGGCAGCCACGCACCAGGCCCAGGTAGCAGAGCGCCTCAATGTCCCTCAGCGGCAGTGCGGTGCGGCCGGAGCGGTCGAACTCACACGCGATCTTGTGAGCCAGGCCCAGGTTGTTTTCGATCAGCTCTTCGCTGTCCCAGATCACCCCTTCGTCGTCCTGCCACCGCCATGGCATCGGGTACCCATTGGCGTGGTATTCGGGCTCCCGCCAGGGCTGGCCGGCAGGGATCGTTAGCCCTCGCGGGTCAGCACCATCCCCTGATGCAGCAGAAGCCCGCCGGGCCCCTGCTGAACGCTGCCGGCGAGTGGTCTGTGCCAGCTCCCGCCGATCAGCTTCACCTCCAGCCCCATCGCCTTCTGCCGCCACCAGCCGCCCACCGGCTTCCCCTGCAGCTCCTGAGCGCTCACGGTCGGAAGCGTGGTCGATGCCATCAAGGGGATCTGTTGCTGCCATCAGGGTTCCCGCCATCAGTTGAAGCTCAGGCCACGGCGCTGCGTGCGCTGCTGGTGCTCTGCGGTGGCCTGCTCGATCTGCTGGTCAACGCTGAGCTGTGGCCGGCCGGTGCCGTGGCCATAGGAGACGGTGGTCACCTTCATGGGGCCGGTGCCGGTGATGTGACAGATCGCCTGGGTCACTGAATCCGCCATGTCGTCGTGGCCGTCCTCGCGCACGCCAAGCGACAGCAGCTGGTCTTCGAGGGTCTTGAGCCATGGCGCCTGCCGTGGATGCAGCACCAGGCCCTGTTCATACCTGGGCGCAGCGGCATTGCCCCGAGCAACCTTGCCGCCGAGCGGGTTGCAGGCCCTGATGGCGTAGGCGGTGTCTTCCCGCTTCAGTTGGTCAACGATCGCGCTGCCGTTCGCCTTGTCTTCCACCAGCAGCTCGGTGAAGTGCCATCGATCCCAGAGCGAACGGATCAGCGCCAGTGTGTCCACAAAGCCGATCTTCTGGTTCGCGGCCCCGAGCAGATACATGCGACCGGCGGTGTAGCCCCAGACGGTGATCGCCACAAAGTCGTTGTTCCGGCCTTCCTTGAAGTTGGCATCCACGCTGGCCAGGACACGCTCGAAGCTGTGGGGAGCGCTGTCGTCGTCCCAGTAGCTGAACCACTCGCGGCGGAAGATCGCCTGGCCACGCAAGTCAACGATCTCGGCGCCATACTCCTGCCGGAACAGATCAGGCCCCAGCGTGCGACGTGCGGCCTCGATCTCGCTCTGATCAACCCGCCCGCCATCGGCCGTGGTGTACCTGAACCCGGCGCCTTCGGGATCCTCGCCAGTTTCGGCGCTGTGGAGGGCATCAGTGAACCAGTTTTCACCGTCAGGGGTGGTGATGAACCAGGCCGGGCCTCGCTGATCGGACAGGGCAGGGCGCAGCACCATCGTCCAGGCGTCCTGGCGCACGTAGGCGGCCTCATCAACCACGCAGCCGGAGAGGCTGACACCACGCAGGCGGTCGGGGTCCTCGGCACCCTTGAGGAAGATCCTGGCGCCATTGATCAGCTCGATAGATAGCTCCCCTTCGTTCTTGGCGGCAAGCACATCAGGCGGCGTCATCCGCTTGAGGTCCACCCAGGCGATCTGCTTCGCCATTCGGTAGGTGGCTGTCACGTAATAGAACAACCCACCTGGCGTGGCCATCGCCCAGGTGAGCAGGCGGGTGATGCTCAGGTAGGTCTTGCCGAAGCGGCGGCCAGCCATGAGGTACTTAAACCGGGCTGGGTCGTCGTAGACGCTGCGCTGTGGATCGCTAAGGGTGTCGTAAAGGCTGGCGCCGATCTGGCTGAGGTCACTGCGGGGCGGCAGCGCTGCATCGCGCTCCAGCTCCAGCAGGGCAAGGCGTGCGGAGGGATCAGGGGCGCGGATGGGGGTCATGCGGCCACCCCGGCAAACAGGTCAGGCTGATGCCCAGCCGCTCCGGCCTGACGGATTCCGCATGAAACTGGAAAGCGCCCACGCAAAGGCTGCCGGATGCAAACAAACTTATGCTTGGCATGATTGCCTTCAAATTGGGCGCCAAGCAAAAGCATTTCGGATTTGGTTCGCGTTTTTTTTCCAGCTTTGCGAGCGGTCATAACTCCATCAATCGTGTATGTGGCTTCTGCTCTTGTCTTGCCCACATATTGCCAATTACATGCTCGATAGATTCCGCCAGTATGACCGCGCCAGTCGTCTGCATAGGTCACAAGGCAGGGCCAATCGCCAATCGGTATCAGCTTTACGCTTCGGGCCAGCAAGAAAGTACAGGCATTTTTGGGCACGCCTGGGGCAACAACAAGACGAGAAAGAGCCAATACGCCCTGCCAGTTGCCTGGGTAGGTTGCCTCTGCTGCGCTGCGCGTTGGAGGAATCCACCAGGCAACGCCAACGCAATCAGCCTCAAAAAACGATCCCTTGGGAAACAGGCCGTGTAAAAACGTCCTTGTGTTTGATGCTCCTTTTGCGTAATGATGCAATCTGACTAGCTCTTTGGCCGTGCTAATTGAAATGGCACGGACCTCCCAGTCTTGTTTGCGTAGCCGTTCCGGATACTGCGTTTTCTCTAGGCAGTCGCCAAGGTGTAGGACCGGCATCAGACCAGAGCCTCCAACAGGCTCCGTTGCTCACTGCCAATGCAGGCCGGCGACAGCCACAGCCGCTCCCGGCGGCCGTTCAATCCGTTGGTGCTGTAGCCCGCCCCTCCTCCTGCCTTGCCCTCAGTAACGGTCCAACCGTGGGCCAACAAGGCATCGTGCTCGGTGTCATAGCCGCAGAGGATCACCCGCAATTCACGCGGCGCCGTGGCGCACCATTCACGCACGGTCACGCCCACATCAACGTCAACATGGGCATAGAGATCGCCGGAGGTGGCATAGGGCGGATCCAGGAAGATCGCTCGCGTGCCATCGCCATTAGTGCCGCTGCGGGTGACCGATGGCTTGACCACCCGCTCCCATGAACCGCAGGTGATGCGCACGCGGCGGAGACGATCAGCAAGCTGCCCCATGTAGCTCTTAAGCTGGCCCTTCCCCGCATCCCCAAGGTGCGGCAGCTCACGGTTCACGCCCTTCCCCGCATTTCCGAGGTGCGGCAGCTCACGGTTCACGCCCTTCCCCGCATTTCCGA